GTGCCGATAGATTCTGGTGGCATAATACTAGCTACACAACGACCAAAATGGTTCTTCATTTTATTGACGCATAAAAAACGTGTTGTCCAATCTTGTGCACCTGATTGTCAGATTTGGCCCATTTTGGCGCACGAATCCAATCAGCATGATAATGCAGACTGTCACGTAATCGATCTACTCGTTTACCTGACTCAAAATCTCTAGCTGCCTGCTGACTGTTCTCCCAATTGACCCCATACGGTTGTGTGCGCATCTTTCTCTGATCCAGAGTCCAGCTGAACTGTGCTCGGGCATATACCACTTTACAGATGTCATCACCCCAACGGCCGTTTTTCAAACGGTTATATGTGACCTGTGCCACTGCTAGTTTACCAGCATGGTCTTCCGTGGCTGATTCAAAGAAAATGTTTTTAGCCAAACAATCCATTTCTTTAGCAGTAAACTTTAGTTGGTACGATACTCGATACAACAGAACTGGATTGACTGAAAAATTCTTGATTTCTTTAGATGACACCTGCACTGAGGGTTCTGGTATAGGATCCGGTATAGGAAAAATTCCCACTGGATTAATCAGCTGACGCACCATATCAGGTATACTGATAATGGTGTAGGCTGAAAATAAAATACCACTGACAAAACTTAATTCCACAATAATTCGCCGCATGGCAGCACCTATCTTAGAGTTATTAAGATAGTCAGTTTACTATTAAGGGGTTTTGTGGTCAACCAGCGTTGTATTTTTACAACTTATTGATTTTCCAGGTTGTTTAAATAGGTCTTTAGATCACTGCCGTGTAACTGTAGCATGATGTAATCAGTTTCACTATATACCCAGAGCTTCTTCAGTGTCTGTATATAATAGGGTGCTGTGAACAATCGTTCCAACTGCAATAGCTGTTTTGGATAGATCATCTGGTCTCCCAGCCCCACATGGTAAGTGGCGATTTTTGCCACACCACTGAACCATTTATGGCCCAACTTGGTCAGTCTTAGACTAGAGGGGTTGGTGGGATTATACCACCAGGTGTACTGGGCACCATTTAAGATATTGGGGTCTAATTCAAGACTGGTCAGAATACGCTGTTGGTATTCCGACTGATTAAGGATATATTTGCTCACCCTGGCGCAACAGAACGACTGAAAATTTATCAGTCTTGAACAATACATTCAATTTTTTTGCCAAGTTGATAGCGTGGCCACTGTTACTGAAGGACACCTTTTTGTATTTGGGTCCGGGGTAACTGACCAACATATTTTGTGTTTTTAGATTGATAGGTTGAGCATCATAATATACTGCCCAGATTCCATCACTGGCAAGAATTTGCTCGCTCTTGTAGTTAGATTTATTGACGTGCTCCAACAACACAGTGGGTTTAGGTCGGCTCATTCTCTGTTTTCCTCGATACTTTTATTTATGCTGGAAAACAGCGTATATTACTTAAATCCACCGCCATCCATGCCCACTTGTATTACTGGCTCAGGCGACTCTGAAACTCTGGCTAAATCGGCGATTTGTGCCAATAAACCGTATATTTCAGCGTGTAAACTACGTGCATCTGCCGCACTTAGTACTATCTCTTTACGCTGAGTCTGATTCATTAATTTAACTTTATCGTTAAAATTTTTAATATGAATGCTGGGTTCACTCATCGTTTAGTCCTGTCATGGCAATATGGAATGGGCCCTGTGTGGGATAACGGTTAACTGTGATCAGTTTGGGACAAAAATGACTTTCCCAAGTGTCCTTTAGTTTGATCAGATAATGACCAGCACAATAATAGCTACGACTTTTAACTGTTTTGGTATATACTGGAAGTTTACGCGGCACATTGTATAATATATTGTGTGGGCGGCCGGTTACCGGAAATCCATATACTTCCCAGTCACCTTTGACTGTTTTGGCCGCAGTGGTGGTCTTGGCGATGTGTATATTATATCGCTCACTCAATAACTTGATGGTGGGGAATACTTCCCTGTTGGTGTCACGCACATAGGCAAACCCACCTTCTTCCACAGCCTGGATGGTGGCAATCTTCGCACCATCTTCTTCTACTATCCAAAATTTATTCTTGACTACTGGTTTTGCGATAATCTCACTCATTGAAGAACTCCTGAATTTTGGTATGATGAATCAACACCAGATCTTCACTACGACGATCCACAGTGGCTGGCTCTAGTGTACCAGGATAGAATGGCCGATATCCGAGATCATTAATGACATCGAATAATTTACGACTTTCTACATCAGTATAAGCAAAGAACCATTCGGTAAATATTGTGGGTTTTAGTCGTTCCAGGAAACTGGCACTTGATTCCAGAATAGAACAATCATGTCCTTCTGTGTCTGTCTTGATAAAGCCTGTGTTTTGAATTTCAGCTTCACTTAAATATTTAGCACAGAGATTTTCTAGTGTTAGTCCAGGAACAGTGATTCGATCACCAGCCATGTTGCGCATACGTGTCTGTAATTCCTGAGTCCAATTGGGGTCAATACGCCCGCCATTGCACATGGCATTGTTGTGATCCAGTATCTCTACTGCTGAACAGTTCTCAGTAGTAACTGCTTCACCTGCTGTGACAAATCTGCCCAGATGAGCATTCATATCACAACAGAAGTCCAGATATTGCTTGATCAGCGGATTGGGCTCCACACTGAGTACAGTGGCTCGTGCCAGATACTGCATGGGGATGGCAGTATCTCCTGAGTGCCCACCAATGTCAATACAGGTCATACCGGGCTGAATAAACCGATCCCAGCCATATTGATTTAGATATAGATCAAAGATACTCAACAGACTGCGTGAACCTTCGCCAGCATGGTCCATTTCAAACCAGTATGCAGCGTCAGCGCCAGTGCCAATGCGATGACCGCAGCGAATTTTTGGGACTTCAAAAGTTGTTTCCATTATCTTTGCATCATTTCCATAGTTACGTATTGTCCAATTCGTTCAGCAATGGGCTCGCCGTCAGGAATTAAATAAGTTTTGGTGGTGTTTTCGTGTGATTTGCGATCAAATATATTAACTTCCAATACCAATCCACCAGTGCAGGGCAATACATTAAAGCGAATACTATTTTCCATATCAACAGTGTTTTTAGTTACATCAGAATTCACTTCAATTAATGAATCTTTACTCCAACAAGCTATTTTACCGTCTTGACTTCGATCAGACATTTCATCTAAACAATCTTGCTCGGCTTTGAGCTCAGGATATTGTTGTCCTGCACGATGCCAGCACCATCGTGCTTTGCGATAAAACCACTTATCAAACCACTTCATTTTTATTTCCTTTGGTTATCATACTATCAATCCTATAATAATGATATATGTTATCATGTGCAACAATTGATCAGCACCCAATAGCCACCAGAAGTATTCGGAATTATCGGCAGTCCAGCCCATACGGTTGTTGATTTTGACCTTGGCCCAGTCAATGTGGTAATGGAATACTGCATCCATCAGGGCTAGAAATAATATGTCTTCCCATGAAAATGCCAACAGACAAATTACTGTGCCCAGTCCATGTAACCCTGCGTGTAGTAGGCCTCCGGGGTGGCCGTAGATTCCCTTATTGCTCCACTGATATCGCGTCTGACAAACAAAGTCAACCACAAAGTGTTTGACCATGAACATGAGAAATAACGTTAGTACGGTAAGATGTATATTCATTTTGAATTTTCAGTCGGATGTTTAGTAATATGCCTACATTGTTCTTTTACTGCAATGGGAAAATCTGGGTGAAATTCAGCCAAGCTACAATTATACACTTTTGTTTTGGGTGCATTTTTCAGTAATCCTATTACAGCCAGGCCTGATCCCACTAGGATTAAGACTGAAATGACCACTTCAAACCAGATACTTCTCATGCAGCTCTTGGCCTCAGATGGAAATTTATAACAATTAATGCAGCATTAATGGTTGCTGTGATGTAATCACCGCGAGCCAGGGCTTCAAGAAGTGCCATTGATAAAAAGCCAATGATGAACCAGACACACTGAATCTCATTTTTACGAAACCATATTAAAATTTTATCGAACATTATAATTCCTTATCTGGATATTGTGAGCTTAACCATTGAGCGTACTCTTGTGCCTGATCACCAATCTTGACCAGGTCATACTTACCGCAAAACTTCATAAAATACAGACCCACTTGGGATATATTTTTAGGCTGACTGCCAGCTGATATTGTTTCAGTAATCAGGGCTTTGATTTCTTCCGGTTGCGCCGAGAGGTCGACGAGGATGCGATTACGCTCATAGTCGTCGAGAACACGGTGTTCCTGGCCGTTGTGGTCCGCCCACCTTTGGAGCATGAGGTTGTTCCACGCAAAGCCTTTTGAGGTCTTATCTTCAAAGGCTTCTGTGAGACCGACTTTGTTTTTTGATCCAACCGTCCTAACGCCTGGATAAGCCGAAAAAATGTTGTCGGTCGGATCGCCCCGCATGCACTTTTCGAAAAGAATCCACTTGGGATCCGGAATTTTTTTGGCTTCTTTTGTTTTCTTATCTTTGACTGGGGAACCCTTTTTGTCAAAGATACCTTGGATGGTGTGGAGCTCATCGGCTACTCCGTTATATTGTTTGACATTCTCAGACAGCAACTGATAAAAGTCAGTGTCACTACTGACAATTACGTGTTGATCTGCAGGGTGACTTTGAATCCATCCTGCCACCAGGTCATCCGCCTCCAATCTTGGGTGCTGGAGAACAGTACAATTGGTGCGCTCACGGATGAAAGTTTGTAGTTCGTCAAATGTTTCCCAGAAAAGCCGGTCTTCTTCAGCCTCAGCTTCAGTAAGTGCAGCACGGGCAACTGTTCGGTTCTTTTTGTACGGCTCATAAAAATCCTTGCGCCAACTGCGTCCCTCCAGGCACCAGACCACATGATCTGCCTTCTGGTCTCGGAACGCTTTATTGACACTACTTAGGGTTACGTGAATGGCAAAGCCCAGTTTGTCCCAGGTGTCGCTCTGACGATGGGCACTGTGACGTGCTCGGAAGAATGTATTAGCTGTGTCTACGATTAAATATTTCATGCTATAATAGTAGCATAATATATGTTATTGTGTCAAGGCAGTCTGGACAATATATGGATAAATGAATTCAGCCCAGGCAGCATGAGCATCTGGACCGAAATGATACGATCCTGGATACACCGTCTTAAAACCCTGAGCCAAACACCAGTTATAGAATGTGAAGTCTGGATTGTAAGGTTCCAGATAGCTGTTGCCCCAATCCACCTGTTCAGTACCGCTAAATGGTAGAAATGTATTAAAGAACAAGTGTTTGAATCCCATCAGATTTAGATCTAGATGCATCTGATAGATCTTTTTGTGTTCTTCTCGCATACACTTTTGGTAATCGATATTGGCCACGTAATTTTTGTACCGACGTTTGATTTCATCGGGCCAGTCGTGACCAACACCGCCAGCATTCACTTGCCAGTATATGTCGTCATATAACCATTCAGCCCGCTCCCAGGTGCTCCAACCAATAACCATATAATCAGGCCAGGGCAGGTCCTGAATTTTTCGATCCTTGCGACTGGTCAGGTAATCAATAGTGGTACGTCTAATCCGATCATTACTACTAGCACTCTCGGCATTACAACTAAAATCGGCATTCATAAGGTCTGCCAATTTTCGCCCCCAGCTGACTTTTAGATTGTCTGGATGTGGTCGTCGTCCACGTTGCAAGTATTGACCGTCATCTTGTGCAAAACCGTGTGGATTTACTGCTTCAGCGGCCGCAGTATGACTGTCACCATTTACATACAGAAGTGTCACGATATTTCAGAACGTCCACCGCCTAAGTCTCGGCGATCCATGTTGCGTGGGCGAGACTCAGCTGGCTGATTGGCTTCCCACTGTTCGAAGTTCTCCTGTACCACATTGCGGCACACATCCTGGAACCAGCGATCCACGATAACATTTTCATCTTCGCCAGCTTTCAACTGGTATCCAGCTTTAACCAACTTGACGATAAATTTGTCGTTCCAATCCAATTCAAATGAACCGTTTCCAATGTTGTTTGGATCCAGGGCCACACTGATTATAGAAACATACGGTTCATCATTTTCTGTGGATATTTCTTTTTCTGTCTTTTTAGGTGCCTTGGGTTTAGGTGCCTTTTTGGGTTCCACTACCACAGACGGTTCTTTTTTAAACATATTTTTTAGTTTGTCAAACATATTATTCCTCTACTTCAATCCAGGTGTGGTCACCTAACCACTTTACTGCTACAATATACTCATACCACGTAGGAGCACCAGCTGACCAACCGTCTGGTTCCATGCCACACAGTATGAGTTCGTTTCGGCGTGTATCTTGTACCAACCAATACGTTTGTCCATGTGCTATTTGAAAATCATACTTAGCTGCATGTACCATGTCGGTCAAATCTAATCTGCGTTTGATATCTGCGGCTTGTCGCTGTAGGACATCAACCAGTTCCATAATCCTGTTGTACTCTTGCTCGGCGTGCATACGAGCCACGTTCAGCATGATGTCTTTTTGTCGGGTGACTGGCACTAGATCAAATGCAGGACCACCTGCTTCTGTGGGATATGGGGTGACGTTCTTGTTGAAGAATGGTACTACAGTATTACCAAATGTGCTGTCGTAGCTGTTGCGACCCTTGGCTATATTAGACATCTTTTAAGCACTTTATCAGATACTCAACTTTGGTCAACCATATTGCGGGCGTATTAATAATATACTGTGATGTTCCTCTATAACCCCAAGTCAGCCAAATTAATTCATTTGATGCATAGCACCTCTGAGGCTTCCATGCAAATTGTAGTTTCCATGGTCGAGCCCAGACTTCGTCTCGAATATTCATAAGAGTATCCAGTGGCATCAAGCTAAACTCGCATACAGGTGTTGTTGTAGATTCAATCGTAAACCATTTTCTACACAATACTGTCCTGTGTATTCATGGTTGCGTTGATTGGCCTCCAAGTTTAACAGGCCTGGTTCCCAGAAGCTGATGACCTCATCTACAGTACTACGTTCTGCCATGGTAATAGTACCTTTCTCAGAACGCAACAGCTTGATCCGTTGTGGTAAACTATTGTACACATTCATTGGGCTACAGTAGATTTGCTTGCCTGTGCGATCTCGCCACTCCAACGCCCAGTCAGGAACGCTGCTGTATGGACTTTCGGGATCGGCACTTACCACAAACTTTAAACAGTCTGCACGATCCAAGATAGTCTTGCTGGGAGCAAAGTACTTGATGGCACGACCATTCTTCTCCACACATTTGGGACTGCAAACCAATGTAACGCCTGGGGGTACGACAGTATCGGGGATGCCATTGCTTTCTACCTGCACTTCCTTAAAGTTGTGCAACTGTTGCGCCATAAACTCCGAAATGTTTTCCTGGATCAAGGGCTCACCACCTGTCATAACCAACACAATGTTGGGGTACATCTTTCCCACGTGTTGTTGCTCAACTGCCCAGTTAGGAACCTCTTTACCTTGGTCCTGCCAGAATGCCAGGATAGTTTCGTGCGCCTTCTTGGAAATTTCAGCATAAGTCATCCAATCGCCGTCGTCGAAGAATGTATCGCAGAAGCTGCAATCTAAGTTGCACTTGGCCAGGCGAATGAATAGGGCTGGCATACCTGCATATGGTCCCTCACCTTGAAGGGTAAAGAACATACTGGTTACAAACAAGCTGTCGGCAGGTGCATCCTTAAAATACTTCTTGCCTACGATTTCATTAGTGCCGAACATTATTTGTGTCTCTCTGTAAATAATTATTTTCTATTTTATGCCAAGTATTTAGAATTTTATTTGGCATCTATTTAATAATTGTAATTGATTGATTTGTGAATGTCAAAAAGAATATGACCAAAGTTAAATTTCATGACGGTTAAACTCTTGAACCAGCCATGGGTATAATGCAGGCCAGTTAGTACCACGTCGACGATCTAGTTCATTTAGATAAGCCTTGAATTCCTTCAATTTACTTGGGTTGGGCTTACTAGCAGCTACCTGTCGAGCAATGCCTTGCATATAGGGGACAAAATTGCTATACCAACTATCCATGTGTTCGGTCTCCTGCATAATGCTAATTATTTTCTCAAAATCTTCTTTGAATACCTCACCACCCAGATAATCGGGGTTCATAGGCATGGGGTCCTGGATAGTCATAAAGTTCTGATATATAGGACGATGTTCCCTCCAGGAATTTAATCTTTGTAATAAGTCCGGCATGGTTTTAATGCTCAAGCTACTAATAGCACTATTAATACTTAATACTAACCACTTCTGGCTGACCAAATAATCGAAATTATTTTTGAATCTATCCAAATTTAAAGGATAACGGATATGTTCCTGCTCAGGTCCCCAGCAGTCTATACTGCCAGTAATTTGTAGTGTCTTAATCCTTCCATCTTCCTGCATACGTCGAAAACGTTCTATTTTTTCTTTTAAATGATCAGTAGTGCAGTTTAAATTACTGCTGATATTAAAAGTCAGATTGGGGTTACTGCGAGCTTCGATAAAATCCAGACACTCATCAAATTCACGTTGGAAGAACGGTTCTCCACCCAGAAATTGAAAATGTGTTAGGTGATCATAATGACGATCCCACCATAGCCAGAACTTTTCGACATAGGCTCGGCGATTATCGCTCTTTTTGTAGTCATCAATTAGTTGAAAGCTCTGATTTTCCCAATATCCATGACGTTTGTTCTCTGCGGCCCAGGCACTGCTATACCAGGGACCACAATAGGTACACTTGAGATCACAAGTATTATCAAAATACACTTCGACCATTTTGGGAATCACACGAACTACAGTGGGGTCTGTCAATACTTCATCTGGCGTGGCATTATTACTAGTATTGTTGAACATACGGTCGCTAAATCCACCAGCATCTTCAATTTTACGACAATACTCACACCCATTACCGGGCCATTGCCCGTCCAGCATCATCTGACGATCTCTAATCTTCTCAGGAAGGTTATGAAAATCGTCAAAAGAATCTAAATCAAATTTGTACTGTGTTGTGCGATGACATGAAGCTGAAGCACTATTGGTTAAGTAAATAGTACTCCAGTTCCATTTTGCTTGACACGTGGGCTCTATATCAATAGGCCAGGTTTTTTTATTTTGCATCCAGCTTCTTTTGCATATAGTTAAGTAAAACACCGTATGCTGGGATAACGACCAGTAATCCTACTAATACCTTGATGATAATATGATTGGTAGCAACGATGTGCCAGTTATCTGCCATGAACGTGTTGGCACTCTTGTAGAACGCTGTACTAAAGAAGGTGTAGGTATCCACGATGGTAGTAACAATACTACTTAATGTGGGTGCAATCCACCAGCTGTTGTATTTTTCTCGGAAATATTGGAATATATATACATCCAACAATGTTCCAATAAAATATGCCAAGCCACTACCAATGCCAATGCGAACAGCTACTGAACTTGGTGCGCCAGATGCTAATACTACCAGAATACTGGCAATAATTGCTGGAATAAAACTCAGTGCCACCACCGCTCGACCAGTGGTTTTGCCCACCATACGAACTGTAAGGTCAGTGGCCACTACCACCAGTGGGAATGTAAATGCTGATACTGCAATGGGGTGTCCAAAGAATCCAAACTTATATTGAACTAACCAGTTACTAATGGCGATGACAAATGTGTGGAATGCCACTAACTTTAAAACTAATGTACGGTCTACGCCGGGTAAAAAACGGTCTAACATTTTAAGTCCTCATAGTTAATAATACTACCAATGCCTTATTACATTGGTAATAATGAAACAGCAAGTAATAACATGGATTCCTATCCAGAATGTTTTTAGGAACAGAGCTATACGTGCCTCCCGCAAGGTCAGTACAGGAACATCTGGACGATCGTGATCAGTCTCGCCCATTAAATGGCCAGTGGCCCGGGCCCAGATTTTTTCAAAACTATTCATGTTTTCCAGATGCCAGCACTATACGGCAGATGTGTTCCAATCTTTCGATATGTTCATATGCACGCCATGGGCTGGTATCAATAGCAACCACACCATGTCCTTTAATGCCCACAATGTCATAAGCAATGTTACCTGCTGCATCTAATTGCAGATTCCTGTGACATTCGTCAGCAAGCTCTTGGCTTATAGGAGGTACATCACCCACATTGGGTGCTACTCGGGTGTAGCGATTGAGTTCCGGAAACGCATCGCTGATAGTACTCAAATCTATACCGGCATGCATGGCTGCTATACAGTAAGTAGGATGTAGGTGGACTACTACTCTGACATCTGCGCTATGCTGGCCCATCTTTTTCTGTAGCCCAAAGTGTAAGGGGATTTCTCCACTGGGAACAAGTTTCTCACTGATATCAGTATATGGCAATACAACCCAGCCATTAATCGAGTCAGGGCGTGTTGTTATTCCAATCTTCTTAAATTGATCTGGCTGTAGAGTTTGCTTACGTACCCCAGTTGGGGTAATGTAAAAATGGTCACGACCATGATGACGAATACTGACATTACCATCTCGACTGGTGATCCAGTTACGCCTGTAAGCGTCTACTAAAACTTCACAAATAGTTTCTAACATTATGCAAATAAATCCTCTGCCCATTCACGATGGCCTTCACGGAACGCCATGTTGTTCTGTGTTTCACGTACTTCTACACGATAGCACCATAGGCGTTCTGCCTCACCTGGTCCCCAGTTATCAGGAATATACACGCCATTGATAAATTTGTACAGCATGTCTGCCAAACCCTCGCAACCCAGTTTGGGCAGGATGGTCAACTTGGCCATGTTCTTGGATTCCAACATGATAAATGTCTGCAACTCTGGATCATCTTCGGCCACCAACAATGTGTGGTCAAACTGCATTTCCAGGACATTTTTAAGTTCTTTAAGTCCGCCGTAGTCAGCGGCCCAGTTGCGTACATCTAAGTCGTCTGTACCAAAGTAAAACTTCATGCTAAAGCTGTAGCCATGAATTAAATTACAGTGACTATCGGCCCGCCACTGTCTATACGCACAAGGAAATGCATCGTGGTATTCTTTGGTGCTAGTGTATTTGTATTGCCTAGGTTGCAAAAGTGTTTGCTGATTAATAGACTTTATTAAATCAGTTTCGTTATAATGAATCATTTATTTCTCCTATGTTAATTATAGCATAGGCAGCAGAGTTTGTATAGCGGGGATGATGCCCGAGACCGCTGTGATACTATTATTTATCTTGCTCGAATTACATACACAGTAAATATCATTCCCACCAATTTTCCCAAGGAAAAACAATCCAGACATCTTCTTCGGCTTTATTGATCTCTACGCCACTGTAGTCAATGGTGTCAAATTCACTATTCTGGTTATCCACTAGTACAGCAAATCGAACATTGTTATTCCAAACGGTATTCCATTTTTCATCGTTAGGAAGACAGCCACTAGGCCAATCCTGACGTATCCAGTTTAATGTAGCACCCGTGTCGTTAATGTCGTCCACGATCAAGATGTTTTTGCCATTAAATGCATCTTCAGCCATCCAGAGATTACTTTCTTGACTATCAGTATCATCGCGGAGACTGACCTTTAAGGCATTCATGGGGATATCCAGATACTGACTCAACATATTAGCTGGTACCAACCCACCACGGGTCAATCCCACGATGTAGTCGGGTCGCCAGCCGTCTGCCGTCATGTCACGAATAATTTTATGTACGAAACTGCGAACATCTCGATCAGTGTAATATTTTTTAGGCGTGCTCATTGGTAAACTCCGGAAAGTTGTGTGATAATATGTAGTTGTTAAATCTTAACATAAATGCCGATGCCACCACTGCATCTTCGCCCTGGAAGTGTAACAAGGTGCCATTAGTGCCATCCTGCAGCCGATAACAATACTTGCCACGGCCGTAGCTGACACGTTTGATGATCTTTTCGCGCTCTGGGGGATAAGAATACGTTTTGAATTGATGGTCAGTACTGACTGAGCCACCCACATCCACAAACCATTGAACCATGTCGTCAGTCAATGTCACTGACCACGATCCTGATATTCTGACTAACGGTACAACCGGGAGGCAGAGTAATCATCTGGGCGCAAACTCTTGTTGTAGTTTGATGTTGTCAAAGAACTCTTTCTTGGTACCAGCATCTTCCAGGAAGCGACCCTTTAGTACAGTAGTCTGTGTTAACGAACTATGTGCCATGATACCGCGGTTCTCACAGCATCCATGTGTTGCTTGAATGTAGACAGCTACGTTGTTACTGTCTGTGGCCCGGCTTATTTCTCTGGCGATGTCGTTACAGAGCTCTTCCTGCAAAGTACCACGGCGAGCACACCATTGAGCAATCCTAGTATACTTAGAAAGCCCAATAAGCTTGTTGGCTGCGATAATTCCGATGTAGGCAACACCGCTAACAGGCTGATGGTGGTGACTGCACATACTGCGCAACTCACTGCGCACAACCAACATACCTTCATATCTATCCTCACTATCATTTGGAAATGCTGTTGCATCTGGAGCAGATTCGTAACGACCGGCCATGATCTCGTTAAAATACATCTTGGCCAATCTACGTGCAGTTCCCTTGCTGTTGGGATCATTCTCTCGATCAATAAGTAATGTGTCCAGTACATCTTCAAAGGCCTCAGTGGCTTCATTGATCAAATGTTCGCGATCACTGTCAGCCAAGTATTCGCTGATATTATCACCAGCCCAAAATCTCTTACCGTCCTGCTGCATGCGAGAGCGAATTATTTCGCTCAGATGTTTACCTTCTGACATCAGTTTTTCCTTTAAGATAATGTATTATAATTTATTTTGACAGTATAGTCAAACAATTTGAATATGCCTGAGATCAGGATATTGATGATATTTAGGTGGTTGGTTAATCTGAGGTAATTTTTCCAGACCCTGAGCACAGGACTCCAGAGTAGGACAATAGTGATAACCAACGCTAAATTTAGCTTGTTCCTGCCAGGGACTTACTGTCAGATCGCGGCCGTCACTCCTCCAACGACTTATAACATGATAGGCAGCAACATCGTCTAATAATATGGCCCCACATTTTCCAATTTCCAGAGGCTTACTGTGACCAAAACTTAAACACTGCATGGCTCCAGATCGATACATGTCACGTTCCAGTCTGCGAGCACTATCCCAGACTCGAGTGCCGTAAAATTGATACTCACCAGTCCATCGTTCTTCGATCAACTCATAACTGATGCCCAGTTGACGCATGGTCATGGCAATGCTAAGATATGTATGGGCTGTAAATTTACAGGCTTTGACCTGATCGTATCGCATGCATAATTCAATAGCATGGGTACACCCGTCTGTTAATATTACATAAGGTGCACCAGTGTACTCAGACAGAGCTTTTTCAAATTCGAAAAGCTGTTTGAACATCAGTCGTCACGTTCCATGCTGTCTGCCTCACGAACCAGTTCTACCAACTGATCAATTGTCGCGCACATGATCTTGGCAGTCTTCCAATCGCCTTCAGAATCCTTGCCACTGATCTCAAACATGTATCCATTATCGTACATATAAACATTATAGTTCTCATTTACCTTGGCCAGCTTATCGCTGATTTTACTTACTGCTGATTTCTTAGTTGCCATTTACATCTCCTTTTAAGTTTTTAATCATTACGTATTGGTCAAACAATTGTGCCAATGCATTATCCTGGCCGTGATACCAATCGGCGGCAGCCTTCATACTGTATGACATAATCTCAGCGTCGGTTTTGCCAGGAAAATGTTCCTCGCAAACCGCCAACCAGATTTCCGGTTTGGTGTCCATCATGATGTCAATTGATTGACCATGACAGTGGGTTGCAGGTAATCCTTGATCAAGATGGCCTTTTGTTCCATCAATGCTGGGATATAGTTATTATAGTTACGTATACGCTGATTGATGAAATCAGCCATGGGCAGTTGGTATGCTATATAATTTTCCCAACTCTCAGTCCAGATTCTGGGATATTTAAATTCCGGCAAATACATTTCTGTATAGCTGCAACGATCTGGCAGCACAGGTATGACACCAGCCAGCACACCTTCCATGACACTGATGCCCAGGTTCTCATGTAGACTACAGCTAAACAGCACCTTGCATCGACCCAGTGTCTGATAGTACTCTGCCTTGCTGAGATTCATCTTCTGTGTGATCAGTGTGTTGCTATAGATATTCAATTGCAAATGTTCCACAATGTCTGGCTGCTTGTCAGCATTGTATCGATGTGGCCAGATCATGGTGTCGGTCTTGATGGTGTTCCAATACTGACTGCACTGATCGATGATGGGCGTATGTGGTTGTCCACTACGTACTGCTTTGTGATGAAACTCCGCAGAAATCTCCAAGTTACGCAAGAACATGTCTTTGTGGAAATCAGTGGCAAAGTAATTGCGATCACAAGCATGGAACCAGGCACGTTCCTGATGGTGTGGCCAGGGTTTTTGCATTTTGTATCCCAGAATATCTGTGGGATCATAAGCACCTGCATGCCAGATGCCATGTATCTCTACAGGAATATCCAGTAGGTCACTCATGTAACGTATGGCTGTGATGGCAAAGTTCCAGGCATCTGTTACCAAAAACTTATCACCTGGCTTGATCTCACCAGTGCTAAACAGTCGACTGATGGCCTCTGTCTGGCTGGCCTTGTAGACATTGGTGGCACCAAAGTCCAGGAACGCACCACTGGTAGTACCTGCTGGTATAGTCACTCCGTCGATAGTTTTGACAGTGTAGTTCGTACCTTGTGTAGTAATAGCTGATTCTAGAATACCTGGAATATTGTCGTACCATTGCTTAGTGTATCGAGAGTCAATGGGCTCAATGGGTACAATATAGATTGTGTTCATTTAATAATACGTAAGCGTTTAAGTAGATTGTGGAATCGCATATAATATGGACTTGTCAGGATTAAGTCAACCAAACTGGCGCGATGCGGACAACGGCCCTGTTGATAATCACAGTCAGATTTGATTTTCATCCCGCAGGTACTACATCGAGAGTTTTCCATACTTAAATCCTATTACTGATATTAGCCATGATTAATCTCGTACTCGATAGTTGGTGCGTGGCTTGTCGTAAGGTTTGCGCTCGGCACGTGGGTAAGGGTTCCAGCCCGGACGAGCAGGTTTACCGCGGAGGATACGTTGCATTTCACCCCAGGGCGTTTTCTCGTTATACAGATGTGCTTCGTCAAAGAAGTATCCTTGCTCCACACAAAATTCACGATAGCGATCCAGGTCGTCAAAAATTGAACGAACTTCGGGTTTCATGCGCAGGTACTTCTTTAGCCAAGTAGGTTGGGCCATGTTATTTCCTTAGATACTGATTGATTGATATGGTCGATGAGTGTTGTACTTGATCAAGCAGCCGTTCTCACCATCTTCGGCTACTTCTATCCAGACACTGCGTCCGGAATATCGTGCAGCAATCTGTACGTACAGATCGTCGGCAATCATTTCGCATGATTTGTAATCTAAACTTAAAACGGTATTCTTATTACGGTTATCGGGGGAACGGTAAAGGTTTTCCAGCCAGCGTTTGAACTGGATGAACTCAATGTCTCGGTCATTGTGGAATACATCGATCCACACCCGGAAGTGAAAGATATGACGATGAGGATAACCCAAAAACGATACATCATATTCATCTCCTGTAGCCAGCATGGGGTCTGTTAATGCTGCAGGGTATTTATGTATGCCTTCTTTTTTGAAGTTTACCCAAATTTGCCGTTGGGCTGTACTTGATATTCTTTCAATTAGTTCGCGTTGTTCTTGATTCATTACTGTTCCTCTAACTGTTATTGTATATTAATCAGGATAGATTGTCTAATTTAGTTTCATCAAATTCCATGTCATCACCAATCTCACCGTCGTTATCATCTTCAACGAAAGTAAACAGGGCTTGGAATTGTGTTTCTGAGTTGATGGCTTTCTTACCAATATTACCAAACGATCCTAAAATTTCAATCCAATACATCTTATATTTGGTAATGATTGCTTCTGCTTCTTCCCGAGTTGACGCGGAGAAGATCTGTTCTACTAGGTCGCGACATTTGGAATAATCACCAGTACTCCATTGCATACTCTTGGGCAGCCGACCCTGATCATATTGGCGATTGGCTTCTTGCACCGCATAGATATGTGTCCAGACATTGTGGCCCATTTGTAGAGCATAGCTAAAACTGTCCCAGCTGGTGCGTCCAATCTTGTTAATTTTATTAAGATCTGGTTGTACTACATAGTGATCGGGATTATGTAGATCAAAGATCACATCATCCAACTCCAGATCAGTCTTGGGGACACCAGGCTTGTAGATACAGATGTCGCTGATCTTACAATGAGCACTGATGGGACTTTCATCAAAATGTTTAAAGTGGTCAACAAAATCGTGCATGGCCACTTCACGTAATGTACGAGTATCCAGGGCATATTTCTTATCGTCAATACTCTTACTCATACGATAACTCCAGCGTCCATTATCCCGACTCAGATCGGCATGATGGTAGATCTGTCCGTTGGCTGTGGCCAGGAATGGACTCGCACAGTCAAAGCTGATGGTAAAATCAGGATTAACATATTTACGAATGGCTCGCTGCAGGTCAGTCAATAGCAGAGCATATTCAATCTTACTAGTTCCCAGAACGTGCAACCAATCCTGCTTACCTTGTTGTAGTAATCCGTCAAACTTCATACCAATCAGCAAACGAATCATAAGTTCAGCGTCGGTCTTGGTCTGACCTCCCATGGCCCAACCATTAAAGTGTCTGCCGGGATATTTGATAGGATCACAGAAATCCTTCATGGTCTCATACCAGTTAAATGCTTCAGTATGATGACTACCTTGTAATACATTCAAAAACTTAACGCCACCATTTTCAACGCCTTTACGATGCCGAATAAAATATTCGTTGTTATATTTGGTTGCAGCCACGGCATCATCATATGTGTATAGGCCAATTTTAGGTCCAACTGGTGTGTTAGCAACCCAGGCTGGTGTATCCAGTACCATGCCCCAGTTCATAACACCGTCCATCCATCTGAGAACACCCTCACGTTTTTTCTGTGCGGCATCCAATTTATCTTGGTATTCTTTTAGTAAGTCAACTGTGACAGTCTTGCCCGATTTATTAACACGTTGTTCGGTTTTACCAGCTAGTTCAGTCAATTTAGCCTGTACACCAGGGCTATCGGGTGCCGCCCAGATACCTTCCCAGACACCTTTGGCAATCTGGAATCCGCCCGAGTCGCCCAAGATAATGGCACTGGGGTCGCGATCACGAACCATATCCTCACCTGGATCTACCTTGTTTAAATCCAGATTGGCGTGTCCTGCTGAGTACAGACTCCAGCGATAGGGAAATAGTCCCTTCTGTGGATTCAGCCAATTGAGTTGCTCCATATCAGGAATACCCGCAGGCATGCGTTCTGGTGGAATAAAGCTCGCATCGGATCGTTGTTTGCCAATGTATGTGGCATAGAATCCACTTAGTGCTGGTAGAAAAACTGCATAGTCGTTCTGTTTACTAGTTAGGTCATCGCGTTCCATAAAATTCCACTTTTTCTATTAGTTCGTAGTCAGGTTTAAAGTATTGTTCTATTTGATAGAGATATTTAGATCGTTGGATCTGCTCACCAAATATTTTTTTAAATTGTCGACGCTCAGGGCTGTCATCGCTTACATGTTGATATTCATATCTACTATATTGATCGGGCATTTGATTACTAATGAGGAAATTTCTAAAGTTTTGTCGGTAATTGGTACCAAATTCAAAATATATTGCGTTGGTGAGTTCTAAGCCCTCCAGGAAGTATACTTGGCGCTCAGTGTGATCGTCAAAGGCTATTTTGTCAAATACTAGATCATGGAATGCTTCATTAAATTCAGCAATATTAATGTTTCGATGATACAGGTACATGTATTCACCAATGCCACTCAACCAACGATCCACAGGATCACGCAATACTATTATTGGAGTTTTTTTAAGATTATCAGTATGATAATTGTAACATTCCCAACCCCAGTTCTGTAGATTTTGTTTAGTCCAACTGGTGGCATTTTTTGGTATATTAATGTACATAAATTCAGAGTCTGGATAACTCCAACATTCTCCAAAAACATGCCCACGGTCCTGATGGTAATTTATAAAACTCATAGTAATTTAGTTAATGTGTGTGGTATAGTGATTCTGGGTGTACTCAGGACTGATCGCAATTGATCTAAAGCCACCGCGTGTAGTGGGTGTGTCGGATTAGCCACATCCTGACTGGCGAAATCGTCAAATGTATACCAGTTATCCAGTTTGGTAATACTACCATAGAATCCATACTCAGTACACATGTCTACAAAGTTCTTGACGTCATAAACATTGGCTGCACTAAGGCAGAAAAAAAGCAGCACATGGGTATCTGGAGATTTATTAGCGGCTAACCAGTCCAAGTTTCGTCTAAGCACATTGTATCGACCGGGTCTGCGAACACGCTCATACACCTCCTGACTACCGGCATCCACACTGAGTTGGTAATACTTAATGTGCGGAAATATACCGCTGTCTGGTAACAGTTTATCCATAAGTAGACCATTAGTAAACAGTTTTACTTCCTGATTTTGCTTGGGTTGCCAGTTTAGTACGAGTGGGCGCATAATGGTGCTGGCCAGTGGATCGCCATTGCCACTCATGGTCAATAATAGTGGTGCATCAAACTCATTGGCCAGACTGACCAGATGGTTGACCATCTTTAATCGGCGCTTGTATACATCACCTGAACTGTGCATAATGGGTCCACGGCGACAAGTGGGACAAGCCAAGTTACAACTTTCGTCAATGTTAACACTGATCTCATATCGTTGTAAATTCACTGAATGATCTAATATACCACAATGTTCCACAGCGCAATAGGTAAACTTTTGTTCTGTGATGTTTTTTTGCAGATAGTTAGCAGCACTGGTCTGCCATATATCTGCCAGGTGATCTACATCTAAAATATTGGTGACAGCCACTGGTAAATATGCATCGCAGTGACATACATAGCAATCGCCTTCCATATCAATGGAAAGGCCACGGCTGGGCATGTTGCAAGTATTAGTTATAGGCTCAGACCTGGCTAATCCGCGAGACCTGGCTTCAAACATATAAGGATGTATCTTTATCAGCGGCGCTGGCATTACTTGGTTTGTGCTGGAATAATGTAGCTGTATTCAGCGATGCCCGAGTCCACAGTGATCATTGCTGCACCCTCATCTGAAATCTTAAATGTCTTGTCGCCACTTAGACTCAGAATGCTGATTACACTGTTGACTGGCCAGGACCAAGATTTGGTCAACGAGCCGGCGACACCAGATTCAAATACAAAGTCACCGGCATGGCTGGCTGCATCACCAAAGTAAAATTTTAAGTTACCATTTTCAGTTTTAGCAACAAAAGTTGTTTCTTCACTGTTGGCACTAGCCTGAAATTTTAGACGTTGGATGGAGGCGACTGTGGGGACAATGTCCACACCCCATTTAACGCCCTTAAACTTAACTGCTTTGAGTTTGTCATTGACGATCTCAGCGGCCATAAAACGGTAGTCGTTTTTAAAGTCACTGGCTGCGTTTTCAAAGTGAATGCCCACTGGAACAGATTCGCCATTACGGTCCTGGCGTGTAACAGTAATCTTGGCTTCATCTTTGTATTCAGGAATATTTAGGATGGTATTCAACTTTCCCAGATTGGGCATACCCACTGTGCCAATGAATTCAGCCACTGGTGCTTTGAATTTGGCTTCTAGAATAACTGAGCGATCTTCCGCAATGGCATTAATTATTGTTTCTTCTGCGGTGCCAGTTATTTTAACCAGGTCAATATTACCCAGTCCATGTGTGTGTTGTACGATATCACGTAATGTGGATTTCATAAGTTCTCCGATAGATGTTATATTATAGTAGTTGTATTTAGAGAAGTCAATGCCATTGATTAAATTTCACGGCGTTTCATTTCGCCCAAAACCTGATGTGCCTTAATGGTACGCAATGTTCCCGGGCGTTTGATCTCCAACAAACTAATTCCATTTGCTGGGTCAATAACATTTTCTATTTTAAATCCCATGCTTTGACATAGAAGTATTAAGGCACTTTTTGGCAGGTAAGTCTGTGAAAAGGATTCTGCCATGGCAGCGCCAGTGGGGGTGTCACCATCGTTGTAACTAAACAAAAATAGCCCACCAGGCCTTAATAATTTCATAATCTGTTGTAGATATTTTTTAATAGTGTCTATACTAACATAATTAAAATACCCCCAACTAAAAATAAAACCAAACTGATCTTGTGGTAATATTGACAGGTCGTGGTTATTCAGATGATATGGTCGAATGCGTCTCTGATATTCTGGAGTAAACTGTTTGACTGCTGCATTTAAAAATTCATGATGATGATCCACTACATATAAGGGGTCCGCGGCAACCATTTCCCGAGTCCACTCACCATCTCGACACCCAATCTCCAAAGCGGGATATTTCCAGTTAGTGTTTATCCATATTCTTTGTCGGATAATATCTTCAACTTCTTTACCAATGTGTATCTTACGTGCAATTCTATCATTTTCTACAGAACTATATAATTCTTCTAATTCATAATTGTTATAGAATAGGCGATGTGTAATTTCATTAATTTGGGTGTTGATCGCGTCTATCTTTTTTGTTAACTCAGCCAATGGTTGTTGAGCTAAATTTATAAGATTGTTATAATAGTCCACTGTGGTATCAATAAAGATCTCATTATCAAAACTCACGGATACTAAATTTTTAATATTATGTATATTATCTCGTAAAATTAACAACTGATCAATAGCCGGTTGTGGTTCTATAGACTTAATCAACAATTGTTTAAGTGAGACTAATTCATACAAAGACATTATTCACCCCAGCTAAACAAACTATCGAATGTAGACTTAATGTCAGTGCTTTCAGCGATACGCCACCCTAGAACACCTAAAAGGTTTTCCACCTTCTGATCCACAATTGTGGTTTCCATCAGATCGTCGTCAAACGGTAGATCTTTGAACCATTGTGGGATACGACTTTCATCAATGGGATAGCCCACTGAGGTAAATCCAATGGGATTATCTTTGAGTTTACATACAATGGTCTTCATACCGTCCACAATACTCATACTGTAGTTGTCGCTCATCATATTCTTGAGATTGTTCCAGTTCATGGCTGCACGAACATGGCCCGGCATATTGGCTTTGCCCAGTCGTTGTTCTTCTGCTGTATACTTGGTCAAATTGTTTACACGTTTGGGTGTACCTTTCTGCCAGGCTGGCAAATCTGCAAACTTGAGTTTAAAGTTTCGCACTTTATCCACAGTGGCTTCACGACTGCTACCAGTCAAAACATCCAGTAGGATTTCACTTAAAAAGTCCTGCACCAGCTTGGGTGTATCGGATCTTTTAAGATCCAGGCCCATAGCTTTAACTTTACCGGGCTTACCATTTACATCAAGACGGTTTCCCTCCAGATCAAAAATCAGAACAGCATAACGCTTCTTCTTGATAAATAAACCTTTACTGGCGATCAGCTCACGTCCACCTTTGATAATGTCGCCCATGTCTCTGGGACAATGGAAAGCTCGTTCCATAAATCCCGGAAAACTTTCGTTTACGGCTTCACCAATGGTGTCATAAATTTCCACACAGGTGTCGTGATCCCAGGTCATACGTCCTGCTTCCACTTCCGCTTTGAATGCCGGCCACGCCGAGAAATAGACAGAGTCCGTATCGCCATAGATAATTGCATCTCCAATATGATCATACGAGCCCGTAATCGCTTCATTGACGAAGGCGTCCATGTGTTTCGCGATGCACCGCCCAGTAAGCGTCGTACTCTGACCAATTCTTTTGTCAAAAAAGCGACATCCCGCATTAAGGATCGCGCCATAGAGGCTGTTGAGGTTGATCTTTTTAACAAGTTGTCGTTTGTCCCAGAAGGCTTTATCCTCAGGAGTTTCTGCGGTGTTCTTTTTAGCTTGAAGTTCTTTTCTTTCTGCATACCATCTCTCCAGAAGTCCGGGAATAACTCCTTTCATGTCGTGCTTAAATATTGTACCATTGGCGCTGAGAATCCAGGGCTGTCGACTGTCAAATATAATCCGCCAGACTTCAGCGGCACTGTGTACTGAAACATTGCCATCTTCCCAGTCAATAGTAATCTCTGTTCCGGGCTCTGAGTTCATAACCGACTGATACTCCAAACTACCAAACATATCTTCCCAGGCATCGGCAAAACTTGACCCTGCGGCCATTTTATCGCTGATGTATTTCTCAGTCATGACTGGTCGGAGTTGACCAACGATTGTTTCCGGTCCCATGTTAAGAGCACGGATTGCTGACGGGTAGAGACTGTTGATGTCGATCGCGCCAATCCATTCGTGGACCCCTTTTTTGGGATGAGCAACATAGGCACCTGCTGCTTGGGTATTTTCACCGTCATCTGATTTTTTCCTGTTGGGTACAATTAAACCACGTTGATGTGCTTCATTAATAATAGCCTGCTCAGTAACTGCCACAGCACCCATAGTGGTCTGTAGCAATACAGTATTGTCGTGTGCCAGTTCATTGGCCAGATCCAGGAAGCGTAGCTTCTTATCCAGTTTGGCCAACAACATAACGTCCTGTCTGTTATAGTCAATAAACTTTTCAAATTCTTTATTGTAAAGTTGATCCAAAGTGCCTTCGTATGCAACTTTACTGCCACATTCCTCGTATTCACCAATGGCATCCAGGCTATAGCTGTGTCGCTCTTCGTATGTGTACTTGCGATACAATTGCATATAGTCCATATGGATACGGCCCACAAGATCAAACGTCAGACTTTCTACACCATATCGTTCAAACATGCGCTTCTTGGGAAATTGTCCCCATAAACAAAGTCTACGTGTATCATCTTTGCTGAGTATCTTATTAATACGCATGGTGGTATAGGGAATATCATATCCCTCACTGTTCCAACCTGACAATACGTCTGCATCGTCAATGATATCCAAGAACGTATTCAGCATTTCTTCTTCGCGCTCAAATAAGAAACAATTTTCGTACTTGTTGCAGATTTCCTGGGCAGTCTCCCAACTGTATGTTTTAGGTGGGACCACCAGGGTCACCATCTTATCACACCACTCCATGTATACTGAGATACTAGTGATGGGATTGAATGGATCGTCGGGCTTACTGTAGCCACGTTTCTGATCAAAGTCCACCTCAATGTCGAAAAATGCTACATTGAGTTTGGGGCTATCTGCGCCCAGATAATTGTCTGCCAGACAACGAAAGATGGGATTAAAATCTGACTCCCACAGTCGTTTGCCAGAATTAATTCTCTGTTCTTTATGAAATTCTTTTCCGTTGTTGGTACTAAAGCGGCTGACAGGACTGCCGTAGATTGTGGTAAATTTACCACGTGGATCGTCATAATAAAAGACGTAATTGGCTGGATACTCTCGAAATACTCTCTGACCCTTGACACGTTCCACGACGTGAATGCGATCTTTGTCTCTGTCAAACAGAGCGTCAACATAACTCATACCTTCTCCTCGACGACTTGTGGCTCGCCATGACCTTGGTACATACTGGTTAAGCCAGTGACTCTTTATTATACATGCTTAAAAATTTATTTGCAACATGTTTATGCCATCCTTCGCCATGATGTAATCCGTCACGAGCAACATCTAAAAATTTAGATAGTTCTTGATGGTCAAGTGAATCAGCAATATTAAAAATATTTTTCGAATCACAAATTATCAATGGAACTTGATTGTGTTTGCAAAGCAGTTTTAAAAACTCAAGATTTTTAGTTTTTTGATATTCCTGGTATTCATCATTTGCATAATTTTTATAAAAAATCGGACTGTGTGCTGTGGCATGATGGATGTCGCCATCTAAGACAACTTCGCATCTAGCGGGATCTGGCAATAACACACATACAAGATTGGGCTTCAAAACGTCTAAAGTAACAAAAATACTTCGTATTACGTAATCTATACTAGCCCCACCAACACCCAGATTGTATAATACACTATCTGGTATTTTAGTTGATAAAACTTCGGGCCAGCACGCCGACTGTTTGACCGCCACCCCCATAGTAAAACTACACCCAGTGGTAACAATTCTGAACTTATCTGGCTCATATACTAATTCGCAAGTTCGAAATCCACGACTATTAAACTGATAACTAATTTCGGGATCGTTAAGTTTGTCCGGTGCCCATTGCAAGATATTTTTAGGAATATCCGTTCCAGAATACTGACTAAAACCGTTGCGTAGATTTTCAGCGCATTCAAAATCTTCAAAAGTCCAGTGATTCATTTAACTCACCATAATTAAACGGGCCAATGCTATTAAATCAATGGTCATTAGCAATAGATAGTTGGACAACATACCAAAGCTTCCACGAGTCCACGACGCCCAGGTAAAAATAGCACATTGAATAATAAACAATGGATACAAGATAAAGAACGGTGGGTGTGGTAGTGTAATACCCATCCAGGCAGCGCAGATAATGCTCATTACCCAGGCTGTGATCTCCAGAGTAAATCTAACTGGATACGAATCAAAGTCAGCCCGCATCCAGTCACGTGTAGAGCGCAGCCAACTACCGAATGACTCTATCACAGGGTACGACCCACAGTTTCCAAAATTGTATTCAATTCTTCGTGGTCTGCATTAGTGTCGCCCAGTTTAGATTTCTGTGCAATCTTGATGGCTTTTTTAAGAATGGCTGGTTTAATTTCCATCTCTTCTGCTACTGCTTTGACTGTATCCGACAAACCTGCATTCAGGTCTTCGATTTCTTGTAATACGCCCACGCCCTCATTGATAATCTGTGTGAGCTTGGCTTTTTGTTCTGCTGAAAACATACGTGCGGACATAATAACTCCTAGTTGAAAATCTTATTGTACATTACTTATCTTGAATTATCAAGTATATTGAACATTTCTGGAAAGACTTTGGCATAACTTTCTTTTCTAATCTCATCGTGCATTGAGGTAATACGAATAAATTCTGAAAAATTCTTTTCTTGATTTTCACTATTAATATTTAAAGTGTCAATGAGTGATGCAGCTTGGGTATTGGAATCAATCAACTTCTTTGAAATAATTCTCTTAATCTCCGTCGGGAGTATTCTCATGTTTAAATGATATGGCTGATGCAGTATATTGAATCCTGAATTTATTTTTTTATTGTTGAAATATTCCCAAGTCTCGTCAGCATAATAAATGTTTAATGCACTAACAGTTATTATGATATGAAGGTTGATATGGCTATTATTTTCTGCTAATTCTTTATATCTATCGATATTGTGCTCAACTGTGTCCCATTTAGCTGGAAATCTCATGTATTCAAACCTGTCGTTGATTCCGTCTATTGATATATCTAATTGAACAGAACGAAATTTTAATAGAATGTTCTGTATCTCTTCATTCCATATGGTTCCGTTGGTGTTAATGTGAATATCTGTTTCAGAATGATTACTGTTTTCTATCAAATTCCATAGAGAATCAATCAGCATCGGCTCAGCACCATATAAGTCATAAAAAACAACACTTGGAGCCCATTCGTTAAGCACCGACCACGTGTTACTTGTTGCAGAATAACTTTCACTATATGATCGAAATTTAGATTTAAATTCTTCTTCAGTTCCTTGCCCTGCCAATTCCACTTGATGGTAAAATTTAATCCATTTACTACTAGTCCATGGATTACAATGTCTACATGCTAGATTGCAAGTATTTCCTGGCTTGATCATTATCACCTTTGGCTGCTGTGCCATTGGTTTGACATCTGCAAATTGTCTATTGGACCTGATACGCTTACTTTCTCTGCCGCCGGTTTCTTCGTCCCAACAATCCTGACAGTTTGGATGTTTTATATTATTGTCGAGAGCATCTGCAATGCGGTGTCTGCTTAAACAGTTCCAGGCATCCTTTAGTGAATGTTTACTCAGTACAATCGGATCGTTATCATCATTGACTAATGATTCGCGACTTTGATTGCATATACTAACTCCGCCAGCATTTTGCACAGCAAGTCCAATATTGGCTAAAACACAGTGGGTACTACTCATTAAGTTTCCACTGGATATTCTGAGAGAGTGCAAATCTGTAGTGACTCACGATATGAAAACTCGTGATGTTTAATCCAACTGATATCACTTTTCTTTATGTATTTCATATTTTTGTTTAAGAAAAAAAGCCTCACACTTTTTAAAACAAGGGTAGCGAATCCTGCTTAAAGGTAGTGAGCACCTGACGCCTATACCGTAGCATCAAACGGTCCCTAAGGCAGGGATTGGGTATTTATCAGTGCGTATAGCTCAGG